GGGAGAACCGGCGGTGAGAAGGGCCCATACAGAGAGTGCGAGCACAGGAAAGCAGAGACTGCTTCCCATGGGCGCATACTTCTTTAAGGGCAATACCTTACCGTTCGGTAACTCCGTAGATGTGCTTCTGCATGCTTCCAAGTACACACGGATGTGTTCAGGGAAGAGCAGGCGTACAAGACTAAGGGAGATGCGATCACTAGCCTCGTTGAGGTCTAGTGTAGCATACCGTCCCGTCTTGGAGCCTAACCAGGCTCCTCGACGATTCGGCTCTTGGTCCGTGAAGAAAACATTAAACTTTGTCAGTTTAATGCTCTCAACATGCTCGACGAGCTTCCGTGCTAATCCTTGCTGAATCCATTGAAAATCAACGGGTTCACATGAGATTAGTCGGGGGCCACGCGAGTCCTTAGGCACGAGACAAACTCGTGCCGGTAGGTCTCGATCAGACATGTGGGTTATCCCATGCATGTCATCACAGACGTGTCCTAGTGATGCGTAATAGTACTCATCAAGAGGGTATAGTTCCGTGATACGCGAAGAGACATTAGTAAACTCAAACTTGGCCCAAAGCTGCTGCCGGGTGGCAACGGCTCCAGGTCCATGTCTGGGAATAATGTCTCTGGGATTAAAGAAGGCGAATACTCTCGATAAGAGTATCCGTGCTTCTCGTGTTACTTCCACCATCGAAGAACTCTTAGGAGTTCTGCGGCGGCTAGAAGTAATGGCGGCAACTTCGCTAGACAGCGAGTCCAGCATAGTTGACGTAGTCGATAGGTCACTCTCGGTTCTTTCGAACTTGGAGATGACTTGTTGTACTTGCTCATCTGTGTAAGGTAACTCATATTTGCTAAAAGCATATAAGAGTTGCCTGATTGACTCGACGCAAGTTGCGTCAGGGTACCGAAGGACAGTTCCATCTGGCTGGAGTACGCGATTGAAAAGTTCACCTAGAAACCTAGGAAACTTACAACCAGGATAGGGTTCAAATCCTAAACTGATTGAGTTCAATGGCGTATGTCCTGAAAGAGCCTTGTCAAAGGCCTTTCCCAGATGAAGCAGGGTTTTCGTGAGAAAACCCGTTCCTTCGTGACTGCATCTAGACTTAACCTTCTTCAAGGTTTTGCTTAGTGCAGTGATGTTGAACACCGATCCATGACGTATTTGAACGTCGCGGAGAAGTGCGGCGATAATGTGAACAACAT